TACAACTTCGCAGGTCTTTGGCCCGGTGGCAGTCATGGCGGTGGCGCAGTAAGTCGATTAGAGTCTTACGGACACTCACTTATTGGCTGGGGTAGCGACACTTTCGGCATGGACTGTGAGACATACCAAGACTCTACAGGTGTAGCGACTTTGACTTTACCTAATACCCGCAACAGATGCTTCGGTTATCGAATGGGTGTAAGACAACTCTACAACCGACCTCGCTGGTCGCCTTATGTAAGAGGCTGGCTTGAAGTAGCAAATGCCAACGCTATGCTTGGCTATTATCACGGACCGCTTATTCAGCAAGACTCTAAGACTGGCGGTTGGGATTATGTCGGTAGTGATTCCGGACAGGCCGACCAAAATGTAGAAGCGATAAATGTCGGTATTTTAGAGCGCATCACCCAAGTATCAAGCCTCCTCGGTCAAGACCAAATAGGCCGACAAGTGAGATACAGTGACGGTCGTCGAATGACTTCATCATTCGGATGTCCAGTGAGGACTTTGAGAAACGCCTCGACCACTACTCGTCTGTTCCCGAACGATGAAGCAGGGCAAGGTGTCGAAGAACTCGCAAAGGCTCATCGTCATTACATGGTCGATTGGTGGGGCAACACTCGTGGAGAGGATGTGAGGCGTTTCCCTGTAAGAGGATTCGGACTACGACCTTCATGGGACCCCGAAGACGCATACGCCGATACAAATGTAGCGCATAGACCAGCCGCCCATGACCTCTTCGGAGGAGACGGTGGTGACCGATACAGCGGTAACGACAACAGCGACAACAACGCCGCATCAAACATGGGCACTGCTGATTGGTTTAACCCAGCCAGTGCTATGAGAGTCGGTGACCGAGGAGATGGACGAGGTGTCCGATGGCCTACTGTATTCAACGAAAGCATGCTTATGGATGTCAGCGAAACGCATGACGCTACAGGACTTGTCCTCAGTCACAGCACCACTGAACCTATTGTAGGTCAAGGGCTTGTAAGACCGAGCAACTTGGCTTTACAAGACGGAGAAGTCGAAAGAGGTATCAGTGACCGTGTAGATTTGAACTCGGATGATGGACTACTCAAACCAAGTGCAAATGTGGGCGAGGCTACTGAGACTGTCAATGCTGACGACAGAGGTGCTGAGCCTGTTGCAAGAAACGATGTAAGAATGGGTCTCGATGTAGATACGCTTGCTGAACTCAATGACGGGGTAAGTCGTGAATATGTCGTTATGTCAACAGAGGCACATAGCCTGCACGCTGACAAAGAAGTTGGACAGAGAACCAATCTTCGTGGTGCTTATGATGTAGGTAGTCGAACACTCAAAGACTTAGATATGACCGCTCTTAACTGGTCGGACAAGCCTGTGACAGGTGTTGTCAAGCACTCAAACGCACACGCTATGTGGTCGCTCGGAGGGACTTACATCATGGAGTGGAGTAAGCATGCTGGCGTTTTAGATGTAAAGGGATGGGGCAAAGCAGGTGCTTCTTCTTCGTCGAACCCTTACCAAGATGGTAACCATGACCCTGCCTTAGAGAATATCAACTACACAGACAGCACTATTCAGTTTATCTATAGACCGTCTCACGGACTTGACTACAAGCACAGTCAAATGTTCCGAGCGTTCTTGAACACAGGCGGTCCTCAAGCAGGCTCAAACTTCTATAGAGCAACTGCTGGTGGTAAGTATGGGTTGTTTACAAGTGATGTTCCGAGTGCAAGAACCGGAACACCGAGTAGCCCTCCTTATGCACCTGTTTACTCAATAGCACCTGCGTCCAATGTCACTGTTCCCGACAGCCAAGGGCCTAAAATACAGGGTGTCGAAGTCACAGGCTACGACAAGACTGACATCCGTTCTCCTGTGGCTCGTATGGTTATGAGCGAGAACACACTGGAGCATTTCCGTTCCGATGCAAGTCGTCGCTCTACAGATGACGAAGAAGGAGACTATGAAGTTCAGCCGAGATTCAGTCAAACCTTACACCCGAAAGGTAGCAAAGGAGATGCCTCTTATAATACAGGAGACCATAGTGGGGAGTGAGCATGGCACTGGGTAAGAATCTCTCAACTGGTCGCCTCGACGCAGACCAAGACTCTATCATGAAGGTGGTGCGTAAGCCACGCTTCGTCGATAACGCTGTTCGTCATGGCGAATACACCAAGACATCAGCAGGCTTCGTTGTCGACAAACCTACCCAAAGCGATTTCATGCCTACCGCTGAGAAGCGATACCGACTCATCGAAGAAGAGGACACCATCCGTTTGCTTCATAATCCGACTGACGGCATGAGATACGAAGGTGCACTGTTTGTCGTTGACGATAAAGTCAGCACAGCGAGTCCTCTACCAGCACTGGTGATAGGGGCTGACAACAACCAACAAGCCTTGGTCGTCTCGCAAATCAAAGACGCTACAAAGGGAACGAGATACCGCTTAGAGAACCTCAAAGGTCGAAGCCTCAATGAAATAGGCTTCACCGACAAAGCCATCCATTTTGCTCAAAAAGTGGGCGTGGGTTTGCGAACATCCGACTTGGCGGCTCGTGTTGCAAAAGCCAACACCAGTTCTATCAACGGTGTGAGAGCAAGGGCACCCAGTGTCACATTCTTGGCTCAAGACTTCTACGGAGTTGAGGCTTATACTGCACTGCGTCACTTGTCAAAGCATGACGGCTACAGTCCAAGAACAGACAGATTCGGCAATGTCTGCTATTTTCCTCAAAACCAAATTGAAAGGGAATACTTCTTAGGCGAAAACCGTGTATTGGGTGGCTCTCTTGATGAGTCTAATGAGAACACTCCGAACAGAGTAATAGTAAGAGGAGAATCTATCGCTTTGAACCATGATAACACTGTTCAAGTAGATGACTTTGGTCGTCAATCGAACGGCGTGAACGAGATACCGGGAGGTATACATGCTCCAACTGCGGTAACAAAAGCGAGTGCTAAGTCGATAGGGCGTAAAATGCTAAGAATGGCTAAGAACGCAACCGGTAGCCGTAAGTTGAAGGATGTAATATCAGCCAGTAGCATGCACCCCGGTGATTTGGTCTCTTATCAAACGAGGACAGATAACGAACGATATGTGTTACTCGGTAGTAACATTGATGTCAACGCAAGGACTGCTGAACTTCATGTCAATTCAGTAGATGTAACGCTTGAAGATGTGTTACAAAGGTTTCAAGAAACCGATGTAAGCGGTAACTTACAGGCTAATGAAGAAAGGAACAGACAGTTCTCTGTCGAAGAGTTCAGCACCTCTTTTGGCTTTAAGTTCAAAGTTACTTGGCAGATTTCACAGAGAGCGGACATGAACAGAGGCGTAGGTTTCAACATTGGCTTGAGCCGAAGAAACACTATTAACGGTTCATTGAAGTTAAAAAGCACAGGAGTTCTCATCAATAACGGTTCGGGCTATACCGCAGGCACTACTTCTTTTACAGTTGACGGGACATCGGCATCGAGCACATTCGGAACTGACAACCAAGCAGTATATACCTCCAATGGCAATAAACTGGGTCACATACATCTCGCATCTATAGGCTCGACTACAGTCGCCATCAAATCCGCAAGTGTGCATCCTGTAGAAAACAACGAAGAGTTGTTTATACTCTCTACCGAAACTTTCCCCGAAGACCGTAATAACCACCTAAAGATTGGTTTGGTTCACAGTAATTATTCAAGAAGAAGGAGAGGATGAAATGCCATTATTAAACGAAGGAACGAGATTTTTAATTGACACACTAAAGAGCCGAATCAACGAAGTAGTTTTTGGATTTGACGGAACAATTGCTACTCAACAAGACGGTGGCATTGGCAATCCTGCTGTAGTTGTTACTCCTACAGTAAGAGTTGTCGATGACAACTCGCTGGTAGTAGAGGCTAAACTCGCTCTCGATGTAGCATTTAACCGTCCTTTGAAAGAAGTCGTTATCCGATACAAAAACCCAAGCGATTCTACTGATACTACTGACTTTATGAGATACACCTATAACGCAATCGAGAAAGGCAGTAATAACGAGATACAGTTTTCGGCATTGATTGAGGTGACAGTATGACGAATCCAACAGCAGGGCACACGAGCGCAACGAGCATGGGTAGTAATGCCCAAGGTTTGAGAGACGGTGACGGACTTACAAGTCCAAGCCTTACGAATATCTACGAGGCATTACACGGTAACGGTATCATGCGACTGGGTGACGGAGCAAAAGCAGACTCACTAAGAAACAGTATAGTCCCGCAAACACCCGGATTTATTGAATTAGGGAGTAGCACTGGGCAACTAAAGGTCTACGGAGGCTACTGCGTTATTGACGGAGTGCTGTATAAGTTCGCAGGAGGTCCCGGTTCAAGTGAAACATTCACTGTTGGGAATACAAGCGGCCCGAACCATAGCGGCGATTTGCCCAGCGTTCCGGGCTCTACGAGTGATGTATTCGTTGTTGTTTACCTTGTAGGTAGAAACACTCCGGAGGCTCATATCATGTATGAGATGGGAACACCAGCATCACCTGCAAGCGGCACTCCACTACTGCCTAATCGCTTTTTGTCTACTCCAAGCGTCACAGGTAACACTGATGCTAATCACCAGCATACAGTCATAGCAGTAGTTCGATACTCAATGACGGGTGGAGCGGCCAATGTAACTGCTTCACTCAATGCTTCACCTACTATTCATGACAGAAGAACATACATCCGAACATCCCCTTTATACCTCACGCCAATGACGAAGGGTGCAATTGGCAATGTAGATACATCAAACGCTCTTACTGACTTAGATGCTTTCTTCGGCAGTCCCGAAGACGGAGACTTTAGCGGTAGCACATTCGGTGCGATATGGCAAAGTCATAGAGAAGACAAAGCAGGTGCTAAGCATGGAGTTATCTACGCCTCAACTCCTAAGAATCTCAACACTACGCCTGTAACTGACACGCATGTGCTTGGCCCTAATCGACTTGAAGTCGTTACATTAACGGGCGATGTTACTTTTACATTCGACCAAGGTAACATATGGATTGTAACAACTGACAACAACAGGAAAATAAATCCAACAGGCACATTCCCAGCAGGTCATGTTGTCGAGATATACCATAAGGCTGGCTCTCACACACTCCACTTTGATTCTACCAGCGGTGGGCACAGCACGAGCACCAAAATAAATGTCGATGTTGCTATCAACAAGTATGCAAAGTTTGTCTACGACGGTGCGAACTGGCATAAGTTGGAACTGCACACGGTGAGTTGATGAGTAAGTTCGTTGATTTGTTCAAGCAGAAGTGCGAGAACTGCAATCGCATCGCTTTGCCTCGCACTATCGCTGGCAATTACATTAGCGGCGAGAAGGCAGTGCTACACGAATGCCCTTCTTGTCATTATGTCCGCTTTCACGGTCAACTCGGCTTCAAGGGTGAACGCAAGCGCAAGGCCAAGCCTGTTGCTAAAGTTACAGGCGGTCGCTTGTCTCGTTATCTACGCAAGAAGGCTGAGAAACGGGCATAACAGGAGTCGAACCCGTATCACCGGCTTAGAAGGCCAGTATGCTATCCATTACACCATATGCCCAGTGAATATCACTCGGTTTTCTTGCCGATGATGTCATCAATGCGAAGAATACTGATTGATACCTCGCTTGCAGACTGAATCGCTTGCTTAACCAAATCAAGAGGCTCGTAAACCGACTGAGATAGCATAGAACAAGCCCCACCGCTCTCAATATCCGGCCCACTGTCGGTATTACCCGATTTATGCTCGTTTCTAAGCGTTAAAATGGTGTCGAGGGGGTCATGGCCTGCGTTTTCCGCAATAGTAGCGGGAATAGACTCCAATGCGTCAGCGAAAGCGTCGATTGCCATCTGTTCACGACCTCCTGCCTCTGCCGCTCGTGAGCGGAGATGGAGTGCGGCGTTGAGATAGGCTGAACCGCCACCTGCTACGACCTTACCGCTGTTATGAGCGAGGCAAACGACACCGAGAGCGTCTTCAAAACCACGCTCAGTCTCATCGAGAGTCTGTTTGGTAGCACCTCTTAGGATAAGTGTAGTGACTTCACCTTCACCCTTGACAACGACATACTTCATGTCACCTATTTGCTTGCATTCGACATCACAGGCGACTGCCTCAGTGAGGTCGTCGGGGCTGTGGCATACAGAAGTGCTGAGTAACTTAGATAGAGCGGTCATGTCGCTTTCCGGTATACGGTGGACGAGTGAAATGTTTAATCGTGCGAGTGTAGCCGCTACAACTTCATTGACGGTATCTCTTACGAAGACAACACCACCTTCGGGTAGTAGATTCACTACAGACTGCGCTTTTTCGACCCATTGTTCACGGCCCGACTGACGCTTGTATTGCTGGTATTCGTTCGCAGATGACAAACTCAGTTGGATATTGTCATCGCTTTTGCTGTCACTAAGGCCGGTGTTGAGTAAAACAGCCTTACCTGTGGGTTTGAGTGGCATTGCAGGGAGCATGAACTCCTTATGTAACACTACGCCGGAAAAGCAAGACGAGTCGTCTAAACTACCACCGGGCTGGCAAAGAACACGGATGCGTTCATACTCGCCACCGGCAGTCTTGACTGCTTCGACGCACAGTTCGCTGACATGCTCGATGCTGGATTCCAACGCTTTGCCTGTAATTGATGTCTTGGCGACATTGGCGAGGTGGTCTTCTGCTTTTGTTGTCAATGATTCGATGTGTTCAGTTGCCCATCTTGATGCTTTACGGTAGCCTCTACAGATGATATTGGCGTGTAGACCTTTGTTAAACAAGAGTTCACTGTTACCCAGTAGTTCTCCTGCCAGCACTACAGTGCTTGTTGTCCCATCGTAGCACATGTTCTCTTGCGTGTTTGCCGCTTCGACGACCATTTTTGCCGCAGGGTGAGTGATGTCTAATTCTTGAAGAATAGTTGCACCGTCGTTGGTTACGATGACATTACCTCCTCCATCGACCATCATTTTGTCCATACCCATAGGTCCAAGGGTCGTCTTAACTGTGTTCACTGCTCTCTTAGCCGCTCGTATGTTATGCACGACTGCTGTCGTGTTGCTTTCGTTTTCGTTCATATCTCTCTCTCTCCTCACCAGTCTACCTCAAACTCTTTCACATCGCCTGTATGCCGACATCTCGCTTTCACGAAGCCTTCATTCATACCATGTTCCCATAGTTCGTATACCAGTTGAGCGTCTTTTAGGCAGTATTCTGCCACTTTGTCATGATTACCTTTGCGCCATTCAATGGGCGCATCATGGCTGTTCATGAGTTTTCCTTTGCTGAGTGTGTGAAAACACGCATCCGAAAGGGGGACTGCGTGACCTATAATGGACTTGAGCAAAGCAGAGGTGTCAAACACCTGCTCTTCGGACTTTGCCATAATGTCTCCGGCTGTCCAGCAATCTAATGCGTCTCGGATAATGGGTAGGTCAAACATTTTGAGATTATGACCGAGAACCATACCACCGTCGGACACATGTTTAGCCAAGTCTTCACCTATTGTCTTTGGGTGAAGAGGCTTGACATTAGTTCCTTCGGGTAAGTATTTTGACACCTTTTCATTTGCATAAACGGTGCCTTGCTCTCCATCCCATGTAGCGACAACAGTAGGCTCAAACAAATGAGTTTGTCCGAACCCCCCAATGTCATGAGAGAAGTTTGCAGTTTCAATATCGAGTGCCAGCATTTTCTTCATTTAATGTAAGCCTCCATCATAAACTTGCATCCGTCGCATAAGCAGACCATTTTATTCAAATGTTGACCCACTATGAAACCTCCGATGTCTTTGCCTAATTCGCTTTTACATATTACACATTCGGTATACCAAAACGACTCTTTCACGCTTTACCACCCTTCTTCTTGAAATCATCCTTGATTCGGATAAAGACCCTCGTGCCTTCTCTTGTATCGCTGAACATCTCTGTGCCGTAAGTATTGTATTTGTCATTGACTGACGCATGACTGCTGTAGTTTGCCAGTTTTCCGAAGTTGTTCATGACTTCTTTCTTCTTCGCCCAGCCAAAACCACGACTGTCATCAAAGTCAAACAGTTCGGCTTTCTTGTAAGCGTCACGCCAAAAGCCTTGCATTTTGTTACGCTCACTGGCTCCAGCCCCGATATTAACTTCGGATTCAAGCCACTGAACGAGGTTGTTATACAAGTCAAACAGTATCTCTTTAGCCATGTCGATGTGGTCTCCACGAACAACCCATGTGCCTTCTATGATAGCAAAGTGATGAGCGAGGATATTCGTGTAGTTCTGTAATCCCATGATAAACGAGGAACATATACCTTGTTTGTCGGGACTCATGGTCTCTACTACGCTGTAGTATTCGTCAATCGCTGAAATCAAAGCAGGTTTGTAAGACTCATCGGGTCGGAACATTTGACGCATGAGGCCCATGACTACAGTCTCTTGGTCGTCATCGTGCATTTCATCCCATTCGATAGGAGCGATACCGCTCATATCCAAAACTCGTCGTTTGAGTGTCTTTTGGATGCCCTTGAAGA